CGATTTACCAGTTTTTCCTGGATTTTGAAGTTCTCTTGGAATGGGAACTGGCTTTCTAGATCTTTTTAATTCAGTAGAAATAACTAGAGTACCATTAGAAACTTGTGCTCTTCTAATAAAAAATAATCTTCCATTTGAAGATCCGATTTGATTCCATTCATAAATATGATGATATCTTTTTGGATTAATTTGTGCTCTTTTATCTAATGCTGCTACAAATCTTTTTCCTGTAATTGTAAAAGATGCTTTTGCAATACCTTCTAAAGTTCTTGGCTTGGTAAGTTCTTGAACTCCAAAAAATTTATTATTTATTTCTGTCATTACTTGATTGACAGATGATTGATCAATTTTGAATCGTATCATTGCTCTGAACTGGAACCCTTTGCACAATTGATTCATAATAACTAACTTTGCCGAATGGATCTAATACGGCATGTGAAGAAAAAACTTCAAAAAATGTATCAGGTTCATCCAATTTATCAATTTCAAAATAAACTTTTTGATTGTTGCTAGAACGTATATTTCCAATTCTCCAGCGTCTGCTTAATGGTTTTAAAGTCTTAACTCTTAATTGTATTCTTTCTTGATAGCCAGGCTGTCCTGCTTCAAAAGCTTTGTTTCCACCACGAGAAAAAGAGTTTGATGAGCCAAGTGGTTCAATTTTACATTGAATAGTTTCATTATAAACCCATTGACGATTAACAAATCCAGTATTTTTATCTTGAGAATTTTGTTGAATATAAATATCAGATTTGGTATTCATAATTGATGCAACAAAAGATATTGCTGATGTAGCCATTAAATCACCACAATACGAATATTTCGATATAGATCAAGAATATTGTCTACGGCAACGTTACCAGTTCCATTAAATGCTCCTCCAGCCATGCTGAAAGATATTTCACTAAGATTAACTTTGCTTAAGTATTTGTTTCTCCAGTTGTAATCATTAGTTAGCATATCTCCAACTAGCATCATAGAAGCAAGTTTAATATCCTCTGGTACATATTTATATCCAATTTTTCCTTGAAATTTATATCTAGAATTATTTCTAAATCTTCCATAATAAAGAACTGCGGGATCTACTTGATTGTCATATCTTACATCCCAGCCAGGATTGACTAATCTAACTGCTTTATTTGTAAGTGTTAATTCAAGTAAAAATCCAAAAGTATTAAAATAAGGATCTACTGTATTATCAACAATTAAAATATCATTTTCCCATACTTTATCAAGATTTTGCATAACTTCTAGTAATTCAATAACATCTGATCCTCGACCAAATTCTTCTTGAACTCCATAACGTAAACCAAAATCTTGATTAGTATATCCAATAATAATTGTTCTTGCTAATTTTTCTGCTTTTATAATTTCATGTGGATCCATGTAATTTAAATCAGATGGTTGTGCAGACCAACCATGATAATCATAAATATCATCTACGCTAGCATAGGGAGTGTCTACTTTATAATAATCAATATGTGTTGTTTCATATCCATCTAGTATAAAAGACCATGTAACTTTTAATACTCTGTTTAATGCAGTTTCTGTTTCAGGATCTGCAATAAGATAATAATTGCCTGTTGGATCTCCATTTCCATCTAACTTAGGAATTGCTGTACCACTAGATAACTCATCTTCTGTATCAGCATCAATCACAACAAAGGTTGGAGTATTGTCTGCTGGAGTAAGTTTGCCATCTTTAAATACGCCTAATACTAATTGTTCTGTTGCTTCACGAACAAGCGTTTGCAATTATTATCCCCCCGATTAAGAGTAGAATTCTTGTGCTTCCCTTGGAGTTGCCAGTCTAAAACCTGCTTGGGTATCAAAAATTCTTTGTGCATCATCTTCAGACATTGCAACAAAAGGATGCTGTGCAGTAAATGTATAGCCCATAGCTTGGTATGAATGATTCATTCTATCCATTTTAACTAATACAGTGTTTTGTGGCTTCAAGATTTCCTTCTCTTTCTTTTTATCAATTTTTAATTCTACTGTTTCAGCTCCTGCGAATTTAGCATAAGCTTCATATGTAACGCCTTCTTCTGAAAGCGCTGCAATTAATTCTTTTTTTGTTTTGACATTTTCAACATCAACACCGAAAGATTCTGCGAGACTCTTAAGTTCACTGATTTTCATTGTGTCAAATGACAGATGACTTCCTCTCTTGTCTATTAAATTATACCAGAAAAGAGATAAGGAGGGGACTTAATCCCCTCCCTATCTGACATATACTAAATATTAGTATGTGTATGTTGAGTTACCGCCAGTCACATGTGCGCCATGTGTTGTAGAACCAAGAGTTCCACCAGCAGTACCAGCAACCTTAACGTTCTTAACGATAACATGTGCGTCATAGTTTTCAACTGCACAGCCAACACGGATGAAGAGTGTATACTCAATCGTATCCTTCTTAGGCTGGAACAGACGATAAACAACAACGTCACGCTTGATACCAATGATGAAGTTTTGTGGGAATGTCAAGTGAAGATCACCATGCAAACCAGTTGCTCCAGAATAGTCTCCAGAACGAGTTTCATCCATCAAAGGAACGTTGATAACAGGAATACCGAATGCAAACGGAGTTGTAGTACCTGGACCACCATCGTTAGCAGCGACGTCACCACGGATAACACCAGAGGCGATATCGAATGGGTTGACGCTACCAGCGTTAGCAGTAAGATTGTACAAATAGTCTTGAACCAAGTTAGATCCAGTGAAGAATCGAAGTTGGTTACGACGTTGCTTATACTTACGAGGCATTGTCTTGATTGCTGCGTTAAACACATTCTTATCAAGTCCTGCACCGTTACCATCAACAACGTGAGCATTATCAAGTGCAAGCTTGCGGAATCCAGCAAATGCTGAAAGCAATCCAGAACCAGTTCCTGTACCGTTGATCAAAACGTCTTCGATATCATTACCAGCTTGGGTAGCCATAAGTCTTGCAATATGATCTTCAAGATCTGCACCTTCGATATTATCTTCCAGAGATTCAGACGAGAGTTCCCAATCAAGACGAAGCTTACGTGTTGTAAGCGAGACCTTGGAGAATGTTGCGCCAGCTGCTGTGAAGGTTGTTGAATTATCGTTTTCATAAGTGCCAGAAGCACCAACGAAGTCACGAGGATTATCCTCCTGAGCCACTGTCATAATTCTTTGACCCACGGAAACACGATCAATTTCTGTTGTATTGGAGCGCATACGAATTGTACGTGCTGCCTTTGCAAGAATTGTTGCGTCCCACATGTAATCAAGGAAACGATTTGCCTGATCTGGATACAGAAGACCGTTACCGCTGAGGGTAGCTGTGTCTGCTGAAGCGTTAACACCACCAGATCCGATATTTGTTGTATCAATTACTTTCTGTAAAAGCTCATTACTCATTTTTATATTTCACCTACCTTTCAATTAGAGGTTGCGTACACCGAGGAAGTGTCCTTGCCAAATGCTTTTTTGTATTTTTGTTTCTTCTGTAGATCCAGGAAGATCTCCAGACTTCTTTACTGCGGTTGCAGATTCATAATTTCCTACACGAGTATCAAGATAATCAATCTTTCCATACATCTCAGAAATTGTCTTATTAATTGCATCATGCTTTTCTACAAGTTCATCAATAGATTTCTTCATTTCCGCTCTGGTTTCCTCTACCATACGGTAAACATCTTGAACTGTAGCAGCTTGAGTTGCATAATTCTTTTCCATAGTTTCACCAAAGAAGTTCTTGAGGTCGGATACCATCTTTGTAAAATCAAGATCGTCCGCTTCAACTTCAGAAACGGTTACGGCTTTCTCAACTGTTTCTTCTGTAACTGTCTCTTCAACTTCTACTGGAGTTACTTCATCAGCCTGAGTAGCCTCAACTACCTCATGGCTTGTTTCTTCTGCCATGTTACCTCCTTTTGTGATTTTCTTCTTTTTACCCGCTTGATCTGGGTAAAGATTAATTGTTGAGTTTGAACTGATAACATCTTTTTCTGTTTTATCACAATCGCATAATGTTTCTTGCTTCATGCAATCTGGACATACTTCGTTATCTGAATCATGTGTTGTAGCCTCATGAGTTGGGCCTGGTGCATCATCTTTTGTTAAATATGAATCCAACACTTTATTGATAGTATCAAACTTATCAGTATCAGAACCTTCGATCCATCCAATATTTTCCATTGAATCTCCACAAACCACACAATCTTTATTTACGTCTGAAGAGCTTGAAGCAATCTGATCTTCCTTACACCAAAAAACATTTTCTGTAACAATATCAGCAATCATTCCTTTAAGAATGCTTCCAGTGTCTGTTTTTTGAATAGAAAAAATATTTGCCAGGGGATTTGCTGGCGAATCTACTAGACTCAGCTCATGCAAGTCATAATCGTGAATTACTCTACGATCTTCCCCTGACCCGTCTTCTGCTTTTTCAAACTTGGAATCTACAATATTGCCACCAATAGAGAAACCAGTTAGCGTACCATCCAAAACCTTCTCCCAAGTGTCTTGTGCGCCTTTTGAAATATAAGCATTGACGTAAACTCCATTATATTGTTTACCAGTTGCTTTATCTAAAAATTTATCATAATTAAAAGAAACCATTTTGCCTACA